GGCGGTAACTTGGTCACGCGGATATGTGTGAAGAGCCAATCCGCCGAGTGCATATGGGAGAAACTCTCATCTGTCGCCCATTCAACATCGGGCCATAAATCTTCGACCACCTTGCGACCCTTGACGTTCGCCGAAATCATAACGACCCGCTCGATCTTGGCTTCGACCTGAATGTCACAGATCGAATCGATTTGTACGGTTTTGCGCGTCTTCCGCGCAGCTCGGGTGCTTAAGCGCTTCATGCGGCCGGAGCCCCGATGCTTGGCGTGCTCTGCAAGCCCCTCTCGTTGGTCAAGATCAGTTCCGACGTGGTGCCAGTCTTATCGTCCTGCATGCTGCGCACGCCTTTGAGGATCAGCGATATGGTGCCGGGCCACAGCGACGGCGAGTTGAGCGAGATCGGGCTCCGCAGCATGCTGAGCCACAATGCGCCCGATGATGCGAACCAACCTTGTACGGTAACGCGAACATCGAGCTGATCGATGTTCTGCAACTCAACTTCGTGCTGCGCGCGCAAGTTCAAGATCGCCGGCGTTACCGGCAGGTCGGCGATCACATCCGCCTGCCGCGCCACCGGGCCGCTGGGATAGCCAGGATTGGCTACCGTCGTCTTGATCTGCGCCGCCGGCACGCCGGCCATTTGTGTCGAAGTGCCGCCGGGGGTCTGCCCTTTGGCGTTGACCACAGCGTCGGCATATTGATCGTCAGCCGAGAGCCGCGCGGAAAGGATATTGAGACCCTCGGTGAGCGTCACGCCGCCGCCGGAACCGCTGCGGAAGCTGCCGAAAAACAGATTGCCGCTGCCGTCGGTCCAGCCATGCACATTGCAGTGCCGGGCCAGGCGCCCCATAAACGCGGCGATCGTCTCGCCGGGCTGCTCCGAGACCCGGGGAAACGTCATGTTGTTGTTGAGCACCGTGACCTTGAGCCCGATCGGCGCGCAGACGGCGCTGCACATCTGCTGCATTGTCTGATTCAGGTACTGCCCCGGCGTGCATTTCACCGTGGCGGCGATGGCATCTTGCGAGCGATCGGCCGCCATGATCTGCATGCCACGGTTCTTGGCATCATAGGACGCCTGCCGCACCGTGACGAAACCGGAGAATACCTGCTGTCCGCCGAGCGTTGCCGACACCGGTCGCCAAGCAGGAACTGCTTGACCGTGCTTCGACCGTTGACGACTGGCTCGACCAGCAAAAATTTCAGATAGCTCACCCACTCGGTGACCATCCGCGAAACTTCGATCGACTTCCATGTCGAGCACTCGCTGATGGTCGCTATCTCTTGCGCGTTGAAGCCCATTTTTCAAGCAACTTTCATATTTGAGGCCGCCCGCCAGTTCCCAGACCAAGCTGATTAGTGATGCCAATCTCAGTCGTCGTGCCATTCTTGTCGTCCTGCATGCAGCGAATGCTCTGAATGGCCAAGCCGGAGCTAGCATAGCCAGCCGGGAACAACATCGGCGAATTCACCGTGATCGGTGCCCATAAACAATTCAACCAAAGAGCGCCCGAAGGAGCAAACCATCCGGGCACGGTGATGCGCAGATCGACTTGCTGGACCGCGTCCAGGGCGACCGTGTAGTTGGCATAATTCTGCAAGAGGGTTTGCGTGACCGGCATGTCGGCGAGGATGGCAACCGGCCGCGGCCCCAAGCCTGGCGGATAAATCGGGTTGGTCGCGCTCTTCTGCATCTGCGCCGCGTTGCCGCCGGCGGTCTGCGATACGCTGCCCCCGATATTTTGACCAAAGGCGTTGATCTGATTGCCGATCATCGTGGCATTGAGGATCAGACGAGCCGAAAGGATGTTGCCGCCCTCGAGTAGCGTAACGGCAGCACCCTGAGTGCCCGATCCCCAGATCAGATTGCCGTTGGCATCATCGACCGAATGCAGATTGCAGTAGCGCGACAGCCGCTGCATGAACGCCGCGACCGTCTCGCCAACCTGCACCGACACGCGGGGAAATACTTGATTTCCGCCGGCCCCGGTCACATTGACATTGAGGCCGATCGGCGCGCAGACCGCCTTGGCCATCTGCGTAAAGGTATTGTTGATGAACTGGCCCGGATTGGCCGGCACCGTTGCCGCGAGAGCGCGATCAGGATACGAAATCAAGACGAATTCCGCGCCATGATTTTTGGCGTCATAGAAGACTTGCCGGATGGCGATGTTCCCGGTGATGGCTAGTTGACCGCCGAGAAGCGCATGCGCCGGATTTCCCGGCATCAGTTGCGGCGTCCCCGGTTCAGGCTCGGCGGCGCTGAATTTCATGTAGGAAGGGAGCTCATGGATCGACCGCCAAAGCTCGATGGTCTTCCAGTTCCTATAAGTCGCGTCGTTGGCGACAATCGAGGCGATTTCCTGCTGATTGGCCATTAGATCAACTCACGGCGGGGATGGAAATTTCCGCCGCTATCGCGCGGCGCCTGTCGATTGAAGTTAGGCAAAAAGTGACCACTCCTCCGAAGTTTGGGGAGGAGAGGCCAGCGCTTTCATGACGCCGCCTCCCCTCCTTGAGCGACGCGAAAGGATCGCCGCTCGTTGCGCGCGCTTCCCACGTCATGGGCCCCTTCTTAGAGGAGAGGAGCAGAAAGCGCACGCCGTTAGAAACCTTCCAAACAAAACGCCGTCCTTCATTCAGCCCAGCCCCTTCGGACGGCCGGCACCAGCCGGTTAAGAAAAAAATGGCGCCAGGCCCAAGGAGCCAACCTGGCGCCACCGGCGTTGCGAGCGGCTGTCATGACCCGGCTCGCCTCGCGATCCGAATCGTTCCGCCGCCGCGCACATCACATTGTCTCAAGGATCATGACGGGAGGCGGCGCCGGCATCCGAGAGCCCGCTTTAGGACTCTTGATCGAGCCCGTCTGCAGAACGCGCTTCCAAGCATCGATAGTGGTAGTGCGCCGGCCGCCGTGAGGCGTCATGGCAAACGTCCAAACCCAACCCTGCTCGCCGTCGGCCGGAAGGAACTCAATGTCACCATGTGCAAGAACTGCCGCGCAGAAGGAGCGACCGGGAACGTCACCATGGATATTGTTTCGTCTGAGCCAATCGCCGGCCTCACTGAGCCACCAAGCCAAGCCAACTTTTTTGTTGAGCTTATCGAGGCGGCCAAAATTACCGATGCACAAGAAAGCTCGCGTGAATCCTTCGTAAAATTCGAGTTCGGCCTGATCTGCATCTAAACGGTTCGAAACGTCTGGCCGCAGTTCGGGGTATTGTGTGCGAATAATGGCAAGCAGTTTTTTCAGCTCGGCGCTGTTAGGCATAGTGAAGGAATTCGGGTCCGCCGGATAGGATATCGTGACGCCTTCCTCTTCCTTCGGCGCGGGCGGCAACTCGATCCGAGCCAAACCCGCATTGGCCTCAAGCGCCGCCACTCGCTTTTTGACTGCCTCCAGCTCCACCAAAATCGCGTCGTCATTTCTCATCTTTTACTCCCCTCTCCATTCCGGTTCTTGCGAGCCGCTTCGATTATCTGCGCAGCCACGCTGCCAGAAGGCGGCGGAGGAATAGCAGGACCGCCGGCACGGGCAATGGCCGAGGCATCGAGAATTTGCTTGGCAAGACCCGTCGGCGCTGGAGGATCGGGCCAACCCGGGCGATCGAGCGCTGCGTATACATCGAGAAACCGCTGCGCCTTTGCCTCTGGCGAATTGGCTCGCTCCACGGTGGCTTTCACAGCCGCCAAGATTTCCTCGTATGCACCTGCGTGACCCGAAAGTCCTGAAGCGTCGAAAATCTGACGTGCTTGTAAATCGACAGACACAGACGCGTATGCCTGCAGCGGCGTTGCAGCTAGCGCCAATTTGATAGCAGCCAACATCTCTTCCCGTTGACGACGGCGATACGCTTGGCCTTCAGCTTCAGCATTGCGACGATCAGCAACCCGCGCCTGGGAGCGCGCAAGGCGCGCGTCCGCTTCCACTTGCAGCCGCCGAAAATAAGAACGAAGATCGCCCACCGATTTTCTCCTCAACTCACGCCACGCTACCACGGCAAATAAATTTGGACCCCATCCAAATTTCCAAATTTCATTTTCCATGTTGCAAACGCGTTTGCAACATGGCGGCTGCCTCCTGCCCTCCTAATTTCTCTCGGCTTCGCGCTTGGGCAACCTGTCCAACTTCACAATCCATTGCCCACCGAGCCGGCGCCCGAGTTTTTTGTCCGCCACGGCCCATTGCCGAATTCGTTCTGGAGAATAGCCGGTCAAGCCGGCGGCCTGCTTCAGTGTCCCCCAGCCGGCAGGTGGCCGGCGCGATAGTGGCCGGGAAATCTGTTTACTGAGATTGCCAACGATCTCACGCAATTCAGCTTGATCGTCTCTAAGCTCGATAACCGTCGCGAGAAGATCCGCCAGTATGTCAGCATCGGCTACGGCGGCAGCTTTCTTGTGTGGATGTTCGAGCGGGCCATCACGGTCATGCACACGACTCGACGTCGGTAGCTCATCAAATCGCGGTTTAATCGCGACACGCTCTGCAGCACTTGATGGAGAAGGAAGTCTCTCATCACGACACGTTAGATCGGCGATCTGCTCACCCTGCCTGGCGATGGCTGCCTCGAGCCGTTCGACGCGGTCGGCCAAATTTGCCCGCTCACCAAATCGCCTCCTCTCGATCAGGGCGTTGGACGTTCGCGTAGGTGCTGCGGCTCGATCGCGCATCGCGACTAATCGCGCCCGTGCCAAACTTGCCGCAAGCCCAGGAGCGGCCAGCCGTGCGCGGGATCTTCGTATTGAGGTTGCGACGCGCGGTAGATGGTGCTGACTTCCTCGGCGAATCGTCCGAGGGCATGCACGAGAACCGAGCCTTGCTCGCCAACAAGGTCGGCATGCATTTTGCCGAACGTAAAATAAAATTCACCACCATCGGCGATGCCTATTTCCACTTCGACGAGCTCCTCGCCGGATTGCATCTGCCGCCGGAAAAGCGGGCCGGACTTCGCCGGCGTTCCGTGCTCCTGCGCCCAGATCATGCGATATTCCGCGCGCCGCGCTGCGCCCGCCAGGCGATACGCCTCGTCGAGCGTCATGGCCCATACCCAACTGGGGACCGCCAGATAAAACGGGTGTCCCACGTCATCAAAACTGCGGCCGCCTTCAACGTCCACCAACACACCGGAGGAGTCGCATATCCCGATCTTAAACAGTCTGATCCCACTCATGTTCAATTTCTCGCATTCAACGTCGACGTACGTAGCCGATCGATTCGGGCGTCTGAGGATCTTTTACCATCGCGAGCATGCTCCCGATCGATCGCCGCTCGAGCGGCGAACCTCGCAGCTCGGCTTCGCGGCGGTCGAACGGGATCGGGACGGCTTGCCGCGCGGCGAAAGCGTATACCAAACAATCGAGCGCCTCGGCGCGGGTCCGACCCGTTCGCTCGAAGCGCCGAACCGGCATGCCGCGCGCGTAGCGAAGGACGCGGCGCTCGGCAGCGAGTTGTTCGTAATAGGCCGGCTCCAGAGATTGCGAGAACCGAATACCGCGCCCACGTTGCAGCCGTTCAAAGATGACGTTCTTCAAAGTGTCGACGCCGACCAGTGCTAGTCTATTACCGACCTTCTTGCCTTTCGCCATAGCGAAGCCGGGGCGCGCGCCGAACATGCCCTTGATCGGGAAAACACGGCGCCGGAGTTTCGGTACGCAAAAGTTCATAACGGCGTCAAAGTGGTCGCCGTCGCCAGCGTCGACACAGGCAGCGTCGATCTTCAATCGGCCGCCGAACGGATGCTTCCAGGTCGTCCGAAGTAGCTCCTCCAATTCATCCCATGTGCTGGCGTCGGTGAACGATCCCCAGATAACGAAGTGACCAAGCACGAACGCTGTATTGTCGCGGGACCACCCGACGACGCTCGCCTCGATGCGATCGTCTTGAACGTCGCCGCCGACCTCGAGCGTCAGCACTTCGGGCGGAATGTTGCTGAGGTCAAACGGCTCGGCGCGGCCAGCGAGCGTCGATTCGTCGACCATCGACGGCGACGTCCAGCCTTGGCCGAGTATGGTATTTGAAAAAGTTTGCAACTCGCTCGGGTCATCCTTCGCCGCCAGAAACTCGGCGGCCAGCTTGCCCCATGCTGCGTTGGCGAGCGGCGAGATCAGAGCGTTGATCCGAAAGCCTGCATGGCCGCGCACCTCGGGCTTGGTCGCCCGCCATTGACCAGCCTCGACCATGCCCGCTTTGTGCCGCTCCTCGACCAGCGCCTTACAGTGCGGGCAGCGAAATGCCGCCGTCTCGGGACGATCAGGTTCCCACTCGATGTGCGCCCATTGAATTTCAGTTGCCGCGCCACACGATGCACAGGCGATCTCGTAGATCCGTTGGTCGCTCTCGGCATAAGCGCGCAAGACTGAGGAAGTGTCCGAAAAAATTGGCGTCGAGCCGATCACAATTTTTCTGTTGGCGAAACTCAGGGTGCGGCGCGTCGCGAGGGTGATGGGGTTACCTTCGGCACCGATCTCCATGGCGTCGGCCTCATCGACCAATAGAATACGCGCAGTATGGCGGCGCAAATTGCGCGGCGCCTTGGCGGCGATGATTTTCAGACTGCCGCCCGTGAATCGCTTGGAGGTCAAGGTGTTACGATCGGCATCGCCGCGATCGGGCGAGAGCGCCAGCCGCAAAACCGGCGAAGCCGCAAAGCTTGGCTCAATATCACTCACGACAAAATCCCGCGCATCGGATTCAGTCGGCAGCAGACAAATAATTGGCGACGGTTCATTGACGACGAAATTGCCGACCGCGCCGACGAGGAGCGACGTGAAGCCAATGCGGCTCGACTTGACGACGGTCACCCTTTCGATCGCGGGTTCCGAGAGCGCGTCGGCGATCTGCCGCTGGTACTTCCACAACCGCATCGGGCCGGGCGCCGCAGAAGTGCTCGGAAGGTGGACGCTTCGCTCGATCCATTGCGAGAGCGGGAGACGCGGCGGCGGGATTAGCGCCCGCATGGCGCGGGCGCAGACCTCATCCAGCAACATCTTGACCTCCCAATTCGGCGAGCGCATCGCGGATTTCGTCGGCGATCTGCGCCACCTCGCTCGGCGTCAAATGAGAAATCCGCACGCCACACCGCGCCGGCACCGCCAACAGCCGGCCGCGAACCGAACTTAAAACCTGCGCCCACCTCGCCTCGACCTCGGCGGCGTCGAGCAGCGTCCCGGCCTTTTCGCTATATTCGAGCCGCGCCATGCGGGCGAGATAGGTTTCCCGCAACGCCTTCGCGTCGGCGAACGGCAAAACCGCATCATCGGCCTCGGGCGCCCCAGATGGCTCGGCGCCGCCATTGCCGACGATCTTGTTTATTCCCCGATCGAGAAAACCGGCCTGTGGCTCACAGTTCGCGCGCATCCACGCCAAAGCATCGGCCAGTATAATTTTGCCGTCCGGGCGCACCGGCAGACCTCTTTTGATAAGTGCCGTAATACGCCCGCGAACAACGCCAAGATGTCGCGCGAGATCAGCTTTTGAAATAACCTGATCCATTAGTTTACACGTCCGCGAACTTTGCAAAGCCCGAAATTTAGCGATCGCGCGATCCCCCCGGAAAGAAATGTCGCTTCCAAGGACCCCGCGCATTCGCCTTCCGAAAGACAGCGGTGAGTTGGCAGGGATACTTGAAGCCCACGGTAGGGGCGCGCTTCAGAGGTGGCGACAATTCGCCACCTGAGAAAGACCTCGCCCGAAGACGGTCCTCGACCGGGTGCCCGCTCTCCATAAGGCGGACAGACGCCCGTCCAAAGCAGGCGGGCAGGCGGGCAGGCGGCCAAGCCTGCCCAGCCTGCTCACCTGCGGGGGGGTTATAGGGGGGTGAGCAGCACACCGTGCGCAGGAGGTGCGCAGGAGGTGCGCAGGGGGGTGAGCATGGGGTGCGCAGGTCATGTTCGCACCTTCGGCCGTAGCCTTGGATGGTGAATTTGCGGCCAACAAGATTTGCCTCGAACCCTCTTGCTGCCGAAGCCCAGACCAGACACCGGACAGGACACCCGGACAGACATCCCCTCCTTAAGAGAGGGGATGTGTCTGTCCGGTGTGTGTCTGCCGGACAAGTTTCTAATGTCCGGGCTTGTCCGGCTTGTCCGGGCCGTTGCAGTAATCTCGCAATCATCGGCATTTCCTTGTTGTCCATTTGGCCATGACCTTTTGTCCGGCTTGTCCGGCTCGCGCTTTAGTTAGTCTCGGAGGCCGGACACAACCGTTTTTTTTCGATGTCCGGCTTGTCCGGTCTTCAAGTTCAATCAGAGCATCCATGCGTAATCGCCCCAGATACCTATCAATTTCGCCGCTTGAAGGTTGTGCACGGCTCGCGCAAAGGCTTTCTGGCGCGCATCCGGCTTGTCGCTGCCGGTGATGCTGGATTGGTAGGCGTAGAGCCGCCATGTCTCGATTGAGACCACCCTCGTATTGGGCGGGATGTGGTTTGTTGTGGGCGCCTGTTCACCGGCCTCGTCGATTGCCTTGCGCAGGATGTCGAGCGCAACCCTCGTCTTGCCGGTCACCTTTTTGTCGGTCTGGGTGCCAGTTTCGACCGGCACGATAATGCACGACGAGATCGTATCGCCGTCATCATCGTCACCAAGCTCGACCTTTTCGAGCCGGCTGACGATTACGGCACCGGCCTCGCCGTCTTTCATGTATTCGACGGTAACCACGATGTTACCGGCGGCGTCGCGCTCCACCGCCATTTGCGCGTCGTCAGCGCCGGGCAGGCTGGTATGGCCGCGCGGGCGGCCGCCTTGGATGCCGCAGTGGTGGACGATGATGACGGCACAGGCGAAGGTCGCGCGGATCATGTCGGCGGCGCGGATGAATTTTGCCATGTCCTCGCCCTTGTTCTCGTCGCCGACCAACGCACGGTTGAGGGTGTCGATGACGATGACCGCCGGCGGTTCGCCGCCGAGTTGTTCGGCGACCACCTCGGTGAGGGCGTTCTGATCGGCAATCAGATCGACCGAGACGTCGAGAAGATAGAACGGCACCTTGCCGTCGTGGTCGTCGAGATGGCGCTGCCGCCAAGCTACGACGCGGCGGTGGAAACCTCGACCGCCTTCGAGCGCGAGGTAAACAACCGACCCTTGGTGCACGCGCCGCTCGCGATATGACCAGCCGAGCGCGACGTGCATCACCATATCCAAGGTCCAAAAACTTTTGCCGCACTTTGGCGGTCCCCACACCACGATAAGGCCGTGTCGCGGGACAATGCCCTTCACGATATAGACGTATTCGGTCCCGACGGTGATTTCATCGAACGGGATTAGCTTGAACGAAGGCGAACGCACCACCGACTCGCGCTCGATACCGTTTATTTGCTGGCCGTTCGCCG